GGGATATAACTTTATGCAGTTCTACAGACCCCCATTTTCTTGGATCTACAGAACTGCGTTTTTATGATCACCTATAGGTGTGGGTTAATGTAGTGCTCTATGATTTTGGTTTTTATCTTACTTAGTGCATTATAGCAAAGTTCTTCAACATTGTTATTGTTATTATCAATATCTATAATTATAATAAAATCATTTAATTTAGTAACTGCTCTAATTCTGTAACCCCAATCATAAGCTAAAACATCTACATTCTTTAATATTAAATAATGGTTTAAGTAATTTTGTATAAATTCACCTTTTAGTGTTTTAAAATAATTATCAGTCATTATTATCACTCCTTGTTTATAATACTTAACACCTTATTACAAATTAATCTTTTACATGTTCTACTTATTTGAAGAATATCATAATCAATATGTTTGTAATCAACTTCAATTTCAATATTAATAAACACCCATTTGTACTTAACTATTAGTTCATCACTTAAACATTCAATACATATATAATCATGACGTAAATTATCTTTTAAATAACCAACTATATAATCTAATTCATAATCTTTCATTTCTAATCACCTACTATCTCACTATAATTTTCCATAATATCATTAGCTAAAGTATTAGCTATTAGTTTTAAATTTGGTTTTACTCCTTGTTTTACTACAAATTGTAACACAATATTTTTGTTTTCAACCACCGCATGAATTTTATAAACACAATATTCTTTGGTGATAGTAATTAAACTAATACTAGCTTTAAAACTTAATAAATATCTTTCCTTAATCAATTGGATAATTTCCAATCCCTCTTTATATGTTATCATATTCAACCTCCTCTATATTAATTTTACCATAATTTCCAAATATAACCATTACCAATTACTAAGACAACTAATGTGATAATTGAAATTGGTATTAACACAATACCAAATTTCAACCAATCTTCAACTCTATATCTTCTCATTATCTAAATTTCCTTTCTAGCAATTTTACACTACATTCTTTAACATCTTCAACCAATAAACTAACTACATTAAAATCAAGTTTATCAAATTCTCTTATAGCGATACAAGGTTGTTGATTAGGGTATTTATGAAATACTACTTCTATTTTACCTTTAAATAACATATTGTCTTTAGTGATTTTAATTTTTAATATTTTTACTCCTACTTCCTTTTCAATAATATCTTCTATCCAAATTAAATAGTTATACATCATTCATTACCTCCTAAATTAATATCAACAGTAATGTAATTACCATTAACATTAATGACTTTTAAATTAAGAAAACTATAACCAAGCATTTCAAATAATATTGAGGATTTGCCCATTATAATTAGATTTTCATTATTATCATATATCAAAAATTCTTTAGTTAAATTATGGTATAAAACCATTTCTAATTTTTCCATTATTTCTCACCTTTCTATATAATTATTGAATTAATAGTTATAATTACTTCACCATTATTACCTAGTCTTCGTAAAATAATTGGTTTTAATAATATTTCTTTTCCTACAACATCAATAATATTTTCCCCTAAACCTTTGTACAAACAAAATTCTTCATCATACCCGTTAGTACAATTAACAATTAAATTTCTATCCCTTAATTCAAACAATACATCATTTAATCTTTTCATTTTTTCTTTACCTTATAGGAATTAACTTCCTATCCCTTTCTACAATATAAGTATACCATGTACCTATAGAAAAGTCAACAATTATATCCTAAAACTTATTATTTTTTATCAATCCAAATTGCACCCAAATATAGCAAACCTATAACTAATATAGTTAATACCGCAGTTGTACTATCGTTCATTTTCACACCTCCTAAAGCAGTAGTTGTATACCGCCTATACTTTCCTTTTTTATTTTCATTGTTTCGAATCTCACATTAGCTAGTCTGTAATTATCAGTCAACATCTTTAAATAAACACTTTTGCTTGCTTTTGTAAGCATTGTATTTTCTCTATGGTCATCTAGTGTTAAACTATACATCAATTTACAACTAGGGTCATATTTATCGCTAATATATATTTTACCTTTATTGTAATCTATCCATACACCAAATGTATTTCCTAAGTATATAAAATTAAATGTGTGTTTTGCTCCCTCTGTTCTTTTTTCAATCCATTCTTCTGTATCTTCTACAAATTGCCCCTCACTACTATAATTTCCATAACTTGTACCCTTTATCATATTTAGAAATTTATTATTACTAACCTTATCTTTAAATTTTTGAGGTGGCGCATAATAAAAATATAGCACATTTTCACTAGTCCATATTTCACCTTTTTTTATAACAGGTAAATTAAATGCGGGGTGCATATGGTATATATTATATTGAGTTGTTGTATTCCCTAGAAAAAAACATTTAACTCTATCTTCGTATCGATCTATTGTAGAATAAATACTTAGGAATTCATCAACTTCATTTTTTACAAATGAGTTCTTTTTAGCATTTTCTTTCATGTATTCATCATACATTATATAGTATACTTTTGGAAATGATTTTTTCTTAGTTTTTTGAGCATCTGTTAGTGGTATTCCATAACAGAATAATTCACCGTTCAAATATAAATCATGCCCTATTTGTGTATATTCAATGCTTGGGTATTCATTGTCTAAGACTTTTTTAAAAGGATCTTTTACGCCTATTTCTTCTAATTCATTTTTGAACTGAGTAATATATACACTTTGTCGTTGCTTTTCTAAAAACTGACGTACTAGCCATTTTTGTAGTGTGTATGTTTTTCCTGTTCCCCTCTCACTATTTATGAAGTTAAAATTTCTATTGTAAGTTAATATTTTCCCTAGTGGGAAATATAAATCATTCGTAGTTGACAAGTTCTTCAACCTCCAATCTTATGCAATCTTTTTCAACTTTGCAATCCTTAACTATAAAGGTTATACAATCCCCATTGATTAAGATAGGTTTGTCTAAGTCATTATCTATCCATATATTTTTACCGCTTTCGGTTAAATTAAGTATGTCTAATAAGTTCATTTATTTTTTCCTCCTAAAATTAAAAGTCTAAGGCACATTAAATTTAAAAAGTAAGATTTCAACCCGTTTATTAATTAGCACGTTTTACCGTGTGAACTCTAATCAATAGTACTTTTTAATTAGATAATGCCCTTAGACAAATTAAGTATATCACATATTTTACCATATGTCAAATTATGCTCTTATAGTAAATTCAGTTTCATCAAGGACAATACCACCCTTAACGTGTTTCGGTGTTAGTTTTCCTCCATATGTTGCACCTATTTTAAAGTTATCGAATGTAACTTCTTTATAACAGGATTGAGGCATACCGCAACATGTTATTTTTAATTCGGTTTCAGTTTTATCTTTATTGTATATCTCTTCTACATATGTTTTTTGTCTTATAAATTTAGCTCTTTTAAAGGTAGCCTCATTATCCCATGCTCCTAATTTAGTGGGGTGAATATCCATAAATTGCCTACATTCTTCAATAGGCAGTAGAGTATGAATACTATCGGTATCACTGTAAATATACATATCTACACCGTATTTTTTCAATGAGTATTCTTTTATAGCTTGAGACGTGGAAATTGTAATCTTTCTAGCCCATGCAGTTATAAATGTACCAATTGGTATATATAAACTATCTCTTTCTCTTGTTTTACTTCTTTTATATTTAACTCTATTTTCTAACGGACAAAGATATGGATATTTATTAGTTACTTTAGGGTTAAGTGCAAATTTACCATATAAAGCATTTAGCATAAGCTTAGCTAACGTTCGCATTGATTTATTTCCATTTTCTGTACTTTCTATTTTAACCTTTATCCATTTATCAATATATTCTTTGAATATATTAGTAGTTGACTTAAACTTCCACCCACCATGCCATACAATATTATACACATCATAATGCTTAAAAAATAATTCTAGATCGATACTTGTTAACGTTAATGTAACTTCATTTCCACAACTTGATGTTAAATATTCATTATCTTTAAATATAGACTTTTTTATTTGTATTGTAGGTATATGATTTTCTTTAACTTCAAATGTACAAGTAAAAGACTGCACATATAAATTATAAAGTTTATCTTCTTTATATTTCCCCTCAAAATGTATACCCTCACCGTATGGTAGTGGTTTATAATACATTACACTTGGATATAAACTATTAACATCAAGGACATAACCCTCCTCAACTTCTTTATTTGCATATAATGGATTAAGATAGGTAAAGCCCCCCTTATAAGATTGCCTTATTTCATGGTCGTATCTTATTTGAGGAAACCACTTGTTAAATCTTTTTGAGCCTATTATATTTTTAAAATCATGTAGTGCATTACTCCCTTGTGTCATTTTGGGAAGATTTTGAGAAAAGATTGTTTCTAATGCTCTAGCAACGATTTCGACGTCATTTTTTAAATAATCAATCTCATTGTCTGTTAGAATATGCCCCACTTCTCTGTATTCATTGTAATCAATGTTACCCTTTTTTATTGGTAAGTTGAATGCCCCCGCTATTTCAGCTACAGAGAATGGCAATATTTTTAAACTGTCTATTATTTCTACAGTATTTCCATTTTTCATTTTAATAGTCATACTGTAGAAAGCTCCCATGTCACTTATAAGAGTAGTAAATTCATTAATTGTCATTCCTTTTTTATCTTCTACATGACAATATCCATTTCTTAATAAATAGTCTATAATAAATTCACCATCAAATTTTAGATTGTGGAAATATAAAATTGTTTTTTCTTTTTGTTTATTTAAAAATTCAAATAAATAATCAATGTTATTACTATAAATAAAATTATCTTTACTAAATATTTCAAAAAGACCAACCGCCCACACTCGACAATCGTTAGGGTCTGTCGTAGTTTCAAAATCAGCGCTAAATATCATTTAATGCATCTTGCCATGTGTCTAAAATAAATTCATTTTTTGCCTCTTGGTCGATTGGGTCGTAATAAAATTCAATATCTAGAGTTGGGTTATCAAAACGTGCATTGTATATATCTTCCGCATCTAAATCTTTTATGAGTTCATATACTCTAGGTGCATTTTGTCTAGCTAATTCTTTATAATTTTCAGCGTATAATTCTAATCGTTCATCACGATAGCTCGCTCTTGATAACTTTGCTGTAGTTTCCTTGTATTTTTCCCAATTCCTTTTATCTAAATCATTAAAGTTAAATGGTTTAGGTTTTAATGCTAGTTCTTTCTCTAAATAAGTATTGCCTTTTTCAAATGTTAAATTTGCTTTTTTTCTTTCGTAACTTCTTTTAAGATTAATTCTTCGTACTTGAATACCAACTTCTCTTTTTTCGTACTTAGTAGTAGTTACACCCTTTTCGTTTTTTATTAATTTAAATGCGTCTTTTTTAAACGCTCTCTGTACTGATTTCTCTAATAAATTTAAATCTTTAGCAGTAGTGATAGACTGCCTTAATTCTTTAATGCTTAATTTTTTAGGTAGATACTCACTAGCAATATTTGACTTTTTAGCCTCTCTTGCTATTTTAGCATTGAAACGTTTTACCGTTTTCTTAAGTCTTTCTTTTTGATTTGTATTCCACCTAATCTTAGGTTGTCTAGGCATGTTATTTCCTCCCCGTTAATTAATGTAATGAAAAAACCACGTTTTTCTATTTTTGTATATAATATTATATCACTTAAAATACTGACATTAATGCTTATTTTAAATCGATTATATAGAGAACGATATAAATTATTTCTTTCTACTGTTTTTCTTGAATGGAATTTTTCCATATTTTTTAACGATGAAAAATGTAAAATTAATTTACCGTTTTCATATTTATATGGTGTTTCTTTTAAATTATAACATATACCATTTCTTGTAAGTTTTACCACTATTTTAACCTCCTATTAAAAAAGGGAACTAAGTTCCCTTTAATTATGCGATTTCAATGTCATAGAATGTGTTACCACTCTTAGCTTTACCGCTAGTAATTTTTAAAGGTAACTTTTTAAATTCTTCTTCACCAATCTGTTCCGCAATATTTTCTAACATATCAATAAATGAATTAATGATAGTTTTTGAATTTGAACCAATATATCCGATTGATGTTTGGAATACAATAGAAGTCATTGTTGATACTTCGCCAGTATCTTCATTAGTCATGACCCCGTCGTAAATAACATAACCGTCTACAGTAAATTCATTACCTACTGCCTCTTTTGCTCCAACACCTTCATTAGAGTTAATTGCTTTATATGCTTGAATACTTTCTAAATTTGTTTGTGTAATTGTCTTTTTTAAACTCATTATTCTACATCTCCTTTATTTTCTTCATCAGTAATAACTCTTGCATTTGCCATAAATACATTATATGGACAAGCCACCTTGTATTTTTGTGATGCAACTTCCTGTAACTCAATATGTTTATTTTTACCATATTTTTGCTTAAGCATTTTTAATGCTTTATCACGTGTCATAGTATTTGTAGTAACTTTTAATGGTTCAAGTTCTTCAACTACTACTTGTCCGCCCTCGTATTTAATTTCAATCCCTTTGATAACATGTTGTTCCACTGTTCTAACAATTTCTTTCATTTCTTTTTTTCCTCCTTATTCTTTAGTGGTATTTTAGAGTGACTGCGGAATTGAACCGCATATTTCCTTTATCACTCATAATGGGGAGGTGGCTAGGGATAAGATGAAGTTTTTCTTTTTAAATGAAGTTGGAGTTATTTAATGGCTTTCCCTAACCACAAATATAGTATATCATACTTATGTTTAAAATGCAACCCTTTTATTGAAGAAAATGCACAAATTTGAAAAATAATACTATATATGATATAATATTATAAGAAAGGAGGTTAACTATGACAGTTGCTGACATTTCGCAGTTGATTGGTACAATCGGATTTCCAATTGTGTGTGTTATCGGTATGGCTTGGTATATTTATGAAACCAACAAATCACAACGTGAAGATATTAAGTCGTTAAACGAACAACATAAACAGGAAATGAACCAAGTGGTTGAGGCTCTCAATAACAACACTGTTGCTTTTGCTAAATTGTATGAAAAACTTGACAACATTTTAGAGAAAGGAGTATAAAGATGAAAGCGGATGAATTTTGCAGTAAGGCGCTAGAATATGAAAAGTTACCAACACTATATAAATTAGGTAAGTTTATGAACAGTTATAGCGGTAAATATTTGCTATGTGACTGTAGCGGTTTAATCAAAGGTATTTTATGGGGCTATCCTCATAGCGGTGCATATAAATCAAACGGCGTTCCCGATATCAATGCCGATACCATGATTAAGCAGTGCTCTAAAACTTCAACTAATTTTGAACACCTTCCCGTTGGGGCAATAGTTCATATGAGCGGTCATATTGGTATTCATGTTGGAAACGGTGTGTGTATAGAAAGTTCACCAAAATGGGAAAATGGTATTCAAAAGACATTTATCATTGGTTGTGGATATTCAAACACTCAAAATTTACACACACGTAAATGGACTAAATGGGGTCTTTTCGATTATGTAGATTACAATACTCATTCAAGTGTTTCTTACTATCCTCAATGTTCAAGTGCTGAAAAATCAATAGTTGATTATTTAATATCTATTGGTGAAATTGGTAACTTTGTTAATCGTAAAGTTATTGCTAGACAAAATGGTATTTTAGAGTATAGCGGTTCATATGAACAGAATGTTTATTTATTAGACCTTGCTAAACAAGGCAAATTAAAAAGATAGGAGTTGTTATAATGCCATGGATTGGTAAAAAAGGTTCGTTGACATTTGAAGAAAGTACCAATAATGCCAATATTGTAATAAATTATTACCGCAGTGTAGGTTTTCCCGATACCACAATAGCGGGAATAATGGGTAATATGTATGCGGAAAGTGGTATAAACCCTAACAGAGAAGAAACAGGAGGTACGGGTTATGGTCTCGTGCAATGGACACCCGTTAGCGTTTTACAAAACGCATGTAATGTTTTAGGGTTGTCACCTTATACAAGTGGTGATGTTCAATTACAGGTTATTCCACAAGAAGTACTTAATCACCCAAATATTGCACAATGGTATACAAGTGAGGCTTTTATATCTCGTTTCTATAACAGTGGAGCAACGCCCGACATGGTAGGGATAACGGGTCAACAGTTCTTATCTAATGAAATGAATTGGACACCGTCTAAATTAGCCATTTTGTTTATGGCGGGCTATGAACGTCCTAGCTACGACCCTAATGTCAATCATTGGCAGTTACGACAACAATGGGCTGATTATTGGTTTGAATATATGGGAGGGGTCATACCTCCCGATCCAACAGCCCCCACTAAAAGAAACACCACACCAATATTTTTATTTATAATGAATAGGAGGTTAAGATAATGTCACGTTTAACAAAAGAAGAACATGATGAAATTTTAAAGGGCATTTTAGGTGATGGTGACCTAACGCCTGAAATGGAAGATTTTATGGATAGACTTCGTAAAGATTTTGATGAAAGCCTAGTTGTTGATGAAAAAGAGGCTGACGAAGATGTAGAAAATAAAGGCGATAAAGAAGTTGACTATAAAGAAAAATACGAAACTTTAAAAGAAAGATATAAAGAGCGTTTCTTTACATCACCCGAAGAGGTTAAAAAAGAACAAGAGGAAGATGTAAAGGACGACAGCGAAAGCGATAAAAAAGAATATAAAGAATTATTTAAAGAAAGGGAGGGCTAATATATGCCTACAATGCCAAATATTGTAACACTTAACACAAACAGTGCTGAAACATTAAACAATATCCGTGCTAATGCCTCAGCTACTTATCAATCTTTAGTTCCCGAGGCTGATGTTAATGATATTGCAACATTACATCAAATTGGGGAAATTGTAACAACTTATGATGCAGTTAGAAATGAATTTTTAAGTGCATTATATAATCGTATCGGTCGAGTTTTAATCACTTCAAAAATGTATGATAACCCATGGGCATCATTTAAAAAAGGTATGCTAGAGTTTGGTGAAACTATTGAGGAAATTTTTGTAAATATTGCTAAACCTCATCAGTTCGACCAACAACGCGCAGAAACTGAAATTTTCAAAAGAGTAATTCCTGATGTACGTTCAGCATTCCACACAATGAATTACCAAAAATTTTATAAAAATACTATTTCAAACGACCAATTAAGACAAGCGTTTCTTTCTTGGAACGGTATCACTGATATTATCGGGCGCATTGTCGATAGTATGTATACAGGTGCTAACTATGATGAATTTATTGTAATGAAATATTTACTTTGCAGATTAGCGCTAGACGGTGCAATTAAACCTACTGTAATTCCTGAAGTCACATCAGCTAATGCCAATTCTATTGTTTCAACTATTAAAGGTATCTCAAATATGATGACTTTCTTATCAACAAATTACAATGCCAACGGTGTATATACTCATACCCCTAAGGAAGAACAATTTGTGATTGAAGATGCAACATTTAATGCTACTATTGACGTAGAAGTATTAGCTAAGGCTTTTAATATGGATAAGGCACAATTCAGCGGACAAACAAAATTAGTAGACAGTTGGGGAGTTCATGACACAACACGCTTAACTGAATTATTTACTAATGATGATGGTTCATTAGACCCGCATTATAAAGCATTTACAGAGGAAGAACTAGAACTATTAGATACTATCAAAGCTATGATTGTTGATAGAGATTTCTTAATGTGTTATGATAATTTTGTTAATTTCACTGAACAATATAACGGTCAAGGTTTATACTGGCAATATTGGTATCATACATGGAAAACATTCAGTGCCTCACCATTCCATAACGCTTTACTGTTTACAACAGAGCAAGGAAGTGTTACACAAGTGAATGTGTCACCAAGTTCAGCAGAAGTTGCTAAAGGGGCAACTCTTCAATTAAAGGCAACAGTTACATCAACAGGTTTTGCTGATAAAGAGGTGGCTTGGTCTGTTGCGGGTGCAACATCACCTACAGAGGCAACATATATAGACCCAAACGGTTTATTACATGTCAGCGCTGATGAAACTGCTAAAACTCTTACAGTTACTGCCACTAGCGTTTATACAGGAGGAGTTAGCGGTTCGGCTACAATTACAGTACAAGGAAATTAATTCCTTGTACTTCCTTTAAAGGAGGTAAATTAAATTGAGTTTTACACCAAATACCCAAGTAAGATTATTAAATGTTCCTTTAGATGAAAATTATCAAAACACTATGGACTTTTCATCAATAGAAGAACAGACCAATTATTTTATTGGTGCTACTTTGCCTAATAGTGCTTTTACGGATTTTACGTATCAGCGCTTGGAAGAGGAAGTAAGAGTTCCACTAAATGCTGAACTTTTATATAATGCAAATTATATTATGTTTCAAAATACAAATTATCATAATAAGTGGTTTTATGGGTTCGTTACCAACATTAGATACATCAACCCTCAAACGACAGGTATCAAGTTTAAAATAGATGCTATACAAACTTGGTTATTCCAAATGCATTTGAACCAATGTATTGTGGAAAGAGAACACGTTACTGATGATAGTGTTGGGGCACACACCTTAAATGAAAATATAGAGGTTAATGAATTAATATGTAATAACTTCTACCGTGAGGGCTATAGCGGTCAGTATTATTATATTATGAATACAACTGTAGACCCTAACACTGCTACAGATGTTACTAGTGGTGGAAGATATAACGGTGTTTTAAGTGCGGGGCGTTGGTTTGCTTGGACTTCTATTGATACATTCAAAGAGAAGTTAAACGGCATTATTAGCGGAGGAAAAGAAAGTGCTATAATCAACGTGTTTATGCTACCCACTGAATTAATAACCACTAATAAAAATGGTGAAGTAACAGAAAGTTTAACAGGACTAACTGAAAATGTAAGTCACCCTAAATTAACATCATGTAATGGATATACACCAAGAAATAAAAAATTGCTGACTTATCCTTACTGTTCTATAAGAGTATCTAACAATAATTCCTCATTTGTTGAAATGCGCCCCGAAAGATTTGCGGAGGCAACTGCTACATTTGTTATTAGAAAAGCTAGTAATTCTAATTGTGTTATGGCTATAACACCTAGTAATTATAATGGTAATAGTGACGGTGACTTTAGATATACTGTTGAATTACCACCGTTTCCAACTTGTCAATGGACTAATGACCCTTACGCTACATGGCTTAACCAAAACGGTACAAGTAACGGTTTAGGATTTATAGGTAGTATAGCAAGTGGTGCGATGAGCGGTTTTGCATTAGGTGGACCCGCCGGAGCGGGATTAGGGGCTTTAACAGGCGGGCTATCAAGTGCTTTATCATTAATCGGGAAATCTGTTGATATGGATGCTCAGCCACTTAGTGCTAGAGGTTCAACTTCTACTAACACAATCAACTCATCACTTCAACAAAACTTATTCAAAATAGAAATGCTCAGTGTAAAAGCAGAACAGGCAAGAGTGATAGATAATTTCTTTGACGTATACGGTTATAAAGTTGCGGTGTTAAAAACCCCTCAACTGAGAACTAGGCAATATTGGAATTATATCAAAACTAATGACTGTAATATTACGGGTTCAATACCTAAAGATGATTTAACAACTATTAGAAATGCTTTTAATAAGGGTATTACTATATGGCATGACAGTGATGTGGGTAATTACAATCGCAACAATTCTATAAGATAGGAGTAATAAAATGAGCAGACGTAAAATTAAAAATTTAGTTGATGAAAGTTATATTGTCAATAAAAATACTTATAATGAAATTGTTCAAGACCACTTGCTGATTGCGATTAGTCGTTATGAATGGCTTAATCTTCCTAAAGAAATTGACTACAGATATTTAGAATATATCCTTGCAACTAATGGTGTAGCAATATTCTTTTATGATGAGGCAATAGAGGAATATATGACACTTCAATGTACTTATGGGGGTCAATATGATGTCTATAGAATTCCTAAAGACCGCCGAGCATATGCGGTTAATGGCTTTAACAAAAAATTGGATAACACAAACAGTGTATTTATTTTCAATAACTTTTTACACACTAATGAAATGCTAAGAATTACAAACAGTTCACAACGTATATATGAAATAGAAAGGGCAATTGATGTTAATGTTAAAGGACAAAAAACACCTATCTTAATACAATGTAGTGATAAACAAAGATTAACCTTACAAAATTTATATATGCAGTATGACGGTAACGCACCTTTCATATTTGCCGACAAAAACTTAGATATTGGTGGTTTAAAAGCAATTAAAACAGATAGTCCATTTGTGGCAGATAAACTAGAAGATTTAAAGGTTACTAAATTAAATAACTTTTATACTAAAATGGGAATTTCTAATAGCAATATAACTAAACGTGAACGTGTTAATACTGACGAAGTAAAGACCAATTTAGGAGCAGTAGAAGTTTATAAAGAAATTGGGTTAGTGGCTAGAAAACAAGCTTGTGAACAAATAAATGAAATGTTTGGATTAAATATAGATGTTAGATTTAGAGTAAGTGGGTATGATGAACTTGATGATTATGAAGAAATGTATGAAAGTGAAGAAAGTGAGGAGGTCATAGAAAATGAGTAAATATACTACGGAGCTAAGGTGGGTTATTGAAAATGGTTATGACCTACAACTTAATGAATATCCAATCTTTAATGAAAATTACAGAGAAGAATTAAATCAAAAGATTATAAACCACTATTACTTTAGAGAAATTGGTTTCGAAACAGTTGGACTATTTAGATTTTATTTAAAACAAACAATGAACGAAATAATGCCATATTATAACCAACTATATAAGAGTGCATTAATAGAAATTGACCCACTCAATACCATTGACTTTACAGAAACGTTAACTAGGACTAAAATAGGAAATGATACTAAAAACTTTAATGAAGATACTACAGTAAACAGTAATGGTGATAGCAATTCAAATTCTACAAAAAACACCAACTTTAAAGATGTTGAAAGTGATACACCGCAAGGATTGTTAAGCATTGGTAATATAGACGGTGATTTATACGCTAGTTATGCTAGAATTAGTAAAAATGAAGATACTACAAATTCAACTGCACATCAAGAAACTACCGATACACAAAATAGAAAAAATGATGAAAAAATTAATAGAGAAGATAATGAAAATTATACAAGAACAGAAAAGGGAAACAGAGAAAGTCAAAGCGAATTATTAATGAAATATAGACAAACATTTTTGAACATTGATATGCAAGTTATAAATGAGTTGAATGACTTATTTATGGGTCTATACTAGGAGGTGTAATAATGAACCCTGAAATTGGAAAATTTATATTTTGGTGTCAAAAGGTACTACCATTAGTTTATGATGATAGTTTAAGTTACTACGAGGTTTTGTGTAAAGTTGCGGATAAATTAAATCAATGTATTAACAATATTAATGCAAATAGTCAACAAATTGCTCAAAACAAACAAGATATTCAATCATTACAAAACGCACTAGATAAAGTCAATCAAGAATTAGAAAAAATCAAAAATGGTGAATATGTTGATTTATATTTAGACAGTATTATTAATTGGATAGACGATAACTTACTATGCTTATTTGAACGAGCAGTAAGATTTGTAAGTTTTGGATTAACTACTGACGGTTACTTTTGTGCATATATACCAAGTAATTGGGATTGCCTAGAATTTGATACTATTGTTGACACAAGCGACCCTTTATATGGTCATTTGATTATGAAATATTAGGAGGCGCATTATGAAATTTAATATGTTGATAAATTTAGACCAAATTATTGTAATGTATCAATATGGATATAATTATGGAATGAAATGTGCTTTATTGAAAAAGGAGGAAAAATAATTTATGAATGGAAATTGTGGAAGTCAAAATAATGTATATATTGGAGCGAGATATGTTCCACGTATTTTAGGTGAGTGGTCAGCAGATATGACATATGAGCCTTTAGATGTTGTGTTATATCAAGGAACTAGCTATACATCACGAACTTATGTACCTAAAGGAATTATTCCTGGTGAAAGTAATCAACAATATTGGGCATTAACAGGTAATTATAATGCACAAGTAGAAATGTATAGACAAGAAGTTGCAAAATTACAAAATAGTGTAATTGATTTAGAAAATGTAACATTAAGAACATTTAATACAACTCAAGATATATTAAAAGCTGATTTAAGTAAAGGTGAATATGTAAAATCTTTAGGATATAAAGATATTAATGATAATGGAGGTGCTGTATTCTTAGTTGATGATATACTAAACGAAGATAACACAATATTCCAATTATCATTAGAAAATGGATTATATATTGATATTGTAGATACAAATAATGTTGCGTGTTATGGTGTTTTACCGAGCAATAGTGACAATTCACAATTACTACAAAAAGTTATTAACTATAAATTAAATAAAAAACAAACTGAGCTATATTTTCCTAATGGTGAATATAATCTAACTAATCCAATCACTATTGATATGGGGCAAGGCGGATTTTGGGACGGATATTATATTTCTATAGTGGGTGAAAGTCCTAACTACACCAAATTTATTAAAACATCTAATAATGTAACACAAGAAATTAATACAATGTTTTATCTAAAAAATGGTAATACAGGTAGTGGAGTAAAATTTGAAAATCTTACATTAACTAACAACGGTACATCGCCCGCATATTGTATTTATGGTGAGCCATTATCATGCTTATTTATTAATTTAAATTTATATGGTGATAGAGGTATTTATTGCAATGGTTATAGTAATGTTTTCAAAAATATTATAGGTCACACTGAAAATACTTTATTGGAACTAGCGAGGGGTACTTCATCAATTATTGAAAGAGTTGGAGCATTTAGCACAAATAACCCTTATATAATCCAATCTACTTATTCAACTATTGATGTTTTATTTGGCGATAAATGTACAGGCATCTTTCTACAATGCGCAATTTATGGAAATATGAATATTAATACAGTAGGTGCAGAAAGTCCTAATTTAACATCATTAATTAGTGCTTTAGATAGTACAGGCGCTAATAATGGAAGTACATTAACTATTGATAATATCTATATGTTTGGTCTAACAACAAATGATGTTAATTATTTCAATGTTGGTGACGAGGGTATTTATATTAATAATTTAACTATTAATAAGACAGTCAACGGAACAGGTCAAACTTTAATTAATTTTGCTAAGGTGAATGGTAACTTTACGTTAAATGAATTGCACTATAGTGGAGGCAACTTACCTAATGAAATTACTATTTCAAAAAACCAAGGACAAAACAACGTGTTAAAAATAGAGGGAAACTATCTAACATTTAACGGTGTTCACTGTTACTTATCATACTATGGAAACTTTGAACAAGGTAATAATGTGCGACATATTTTTAGTTCAATACTAGCAAATTTATATATTACGCAATCGGGTTCAATTTTCAATCCACAAGCACAAAATATTGGAAGTGCATTTTCACCAAATAAAAATAGTATTTTGGTAAATGACTTAAGCGTATCTAATGCGAGCGCTAGCCCAATGTATGTAATTTATGAGAAAGGAGCTAACCTTGGAACATCTAAAAAAGTTGGTGTAGCACCGTTGCTAGTTGGTGCGAGTAGTTTAGAGGTAGACCCTACATTATTAAAAAACGGTATGATGTGGTTAGACTTAACAAATAATAAATTAAAAATATATTGTCAAGGTGCATGGAAGAGCGTTCAACTAAATGCAGAATAGGTTGGTCTTCACTCACTACATTAACCCACACCTATAGGTGATCATAAAAACGCAGTTCTGTAGATCCAAGAAAATGGGGGTCTGTAGAACTGCATAAAGTTATATCCC